GCATAATAATATGGTTCCATTTAATGGTGGAAAAGTAAAAGGATACACATATAGAGAAAATACAGCAGAATCTGTTTTAGACAATATGATTGGTGCTGGCTCTCAAGTTATAAAAAAAATAGAGCAAGCGCCTTTATTTAAACCTGAGGACAATATGCAATGGGCTTATGGGATGCCGAATCAAAGCGATTTTTATCAATCACGTGTAAACCCAAGCATAAAAAATAATAATATTAAACCATTTGATAGTGTTATGGTTGGTCCAGGATTAGATAAAGGTTATGGGATTAATGGGACTGGAGGTTATAATTCTGGAATGGAGGCACGTGATAAGTGGTTACCTTATACTGTAGACCAATTGAGAGTTGATACAAATCCTAAATTAGTTTATGAATTGAAAAATCATGAAGGTCCTGCGAATTCCTACATAAAAACCGCTTCAGGAACTGAAGTATTAGGTCGTGTTGAAAAACAAAGACCAGATACTTTTTTTATTAATAATCAGGAACGCTGGTTAACTACTACGGGAGCAGAAAAGGGTGAAACTTTGCGACCAATTCAGGAAATGGGTGTAGTTAGACGTAATGATATTCCAAACGACTACACAGGTCCAGCGGGTTCTACGTTAATAAAAGCAGGACATGCGCCTGAAAATTATGAGCCAGCGAAACGCCAACAGTCATTGCCGACCGAAATAAATCATTCTAAAGCTACAGGAAGAGGCCCACACATTGATGGCGACATATTTATGCGAAGTTATACAAATTATGAAAACCATAGAAGTACTGTTAAACAACAAGAGAATATTAGAAGTGGTTTTAGTGGAGCAATCGGTGCAGTAATAGCTCCTATAATGGATATATTTAAACCAACACGCAAGGATGAAACCATACATAATGTTCGTATATACGGTGAAGCAGCAACAACCGTGCCAAAAAGTTATGTATATAATCCTCAAGATTCTACATCTACAACTATTAAGGAAACAACTCTATATGCTCCACAGTTTAATATTAATAACCAAAAAGAAAGTATGTATGTCAATAATTATACAAATCCAGATCTTACGCAAAGAGATACAACTAGTAGCGAATATTTTACTGCTGCGGGTGGATATGCTACAGGGTATGGAGATATGAATTATGCTGCCGCTTATAATCAACATAATAACGATATTAAGTCACAAACAATATATAACAGAGCAAACCAGGGAGGAACACAAATATTTAACCAAAATATGAATGTAAATTGTAAAGATGATAAGGATAGGTTTGAAGGAAGAGTAAATCCAGCATATTCTACATTGTCAGGATTACCCCCTTCATTACAAACACACGGAGCAGTACGTGCTCCTCAGTATTATAATGAATGTCAAACGTGTGACAGAATTCAACCAGACATATTAAACGCGTTTAGACAAAACCCATACACCCATTCTTTACACACTTCTGTTTAGAAAAGAATAAAAAAAAACAATTTGTAAAAATAAATTAAAGATTTTAATATATTTAATTTATTAGGATGTCGAAAAAAATTATATACCCAAAATGCGCTGAAAGTTTTAAAAAATGGTATTTATCGAATGATAAATATAAAAGTATTTATTTAAATTTAGGTAAAATAGAATTATTTGACGTTACTCTTAGGGATGGACTACAAGGATTAACTAAAGAAGAACAAAAGACATTCGCAACAATAGATAAACTAAAAATGTATAACAATATTACATTTAAATACGCACCAAAAAATATTGAAGTTGGTTCTTTTGTATCAGAAAAGGTATTACCAATATTTAAAGATACCTTAAATTTATTAAAAATTGTCGATACTTATACTGAAAACATAAATAATTTTATAGTTATACCAAATAAAAATAAATTTAATGAGTTAATTAAAGAAAACACGGAAACGCAAATTAATAATATTTCGTTAATAACATCTGTTTCAAATAGCTTTCAACTGAAAAATACTAAAATGACTTTAGACATATCAGATAGTGACATAAATACTATATTAAGTAAATTAGCAAATGATAAAAACATAAAAAACTCTAATCCAAAAATAAAATTATATGTATCGTGTATTAATGAGTGTCCTATTGAAGGCAAAATAGATAACGATTTTATTGTTAATCGTTTATTAAAGTTGAGTAAAATGAAAATAGATGATATTTGTTTATCTGATACTTGCGGAACTCTTACGTTAGAAGATTTCGAATATATCGTAGAGACTTGTTTATATTTTGGATTACAATCGACCCGTATTTCATTGCATTTACACGTAAATCCAGAGAGGGAAGACATAGTGGAACAAATTTTTTTTAAAGCATTAGATTATAAAATTTTAAAATTTGATGTATCTAATTTAGAAACAGGTGGCTGCTCTGTTACAATGAGAAAAGAGCATTTGAATCCAAATTTGTCTTATGAGTTATACTATAAATTTTTAACAAATTATTTAATAAAACGTATGTAAAATATTTTATATCTAGTTTTGAGTGTAAAATTTTTATTTTTGAATAAAATTATTTATAATTTAATACGTTATAATAAAATATAAAAACACATTTTTAATTATAATAACTTATTTATGACATTAAATATACATCAAAACATAAAAGACAAATTAGAATACTTTTATTCCATCCATAAGATTCCAAATATTATTTTTCACGGACCTAGTGGAAGCGGAAAAAGAACGATTGTTAATGAATTTATTCATAAAATTTACAGCAATGATAAAGATAAAATCAAAACATTCGTTATGTACGTTAATTGTTCTCACGGAAAAGGTATTAAATTTATAAGAGACGAATTAAAGTTTTTCGCAAAAACACACATTAATTCAAATGGAGGAAATATTTTTAAAAGTATTATTTTATTAAATGCCGACAAACTAACACTAGATGCACAGTCGGCATTACGTAGATGTATAGAATTATTTAGCCATAACACACGATTTTTTATTGTGGCAGAAAATAAGTATAATTTGATGAAACCAATTTTATCTCGTTTTTGTGAAATTTATGTTCCTGAACCGGTTTTAAATGGAAAAATAATAAATTTATATCAATATAACTTAAATGAAGCATTTAAAATTAAAGATATTAAAACAAACCGTTTAGAATGGCTAAAAAAAGAATTAAAAGTAGTAAACACAAAAATTAGTTTGGAAGATTTAATAAAGCTATGTACTAAATTTTACGAAAAAGCATACACAGCATTAGACATAATAAATATTTTAGAAAATCCTAAATTTTTAGATAATATACTGACTGTAGAAAAAAGATATGAATTAATTATGTGCTTTAGTCGAGCAAGAAAAGAATTTAGAAATGAAAAGCTACTTATATTATTTATATTAAATTTTGTATTTTTAAGTTCAGAACAATCTTTAGAAAATATTAGTTTTATTTAAATGGACGATTTTAATGTTAGTTCTCTTCATGAGTCGCGGAATGAATGGTCTTCTAGATTAGTTACTATATTAACACCTTTAATTATAGATGGTTATAAATCTATTTTAAATGAAGCTATAAAATTATGTAATGAAAATGGAGAAATGGAAAAATATTTAATGACTTTTCAAAATTTTATTTCTAGAATTCCTAAATGGAACGCAACTATAATTGAAACAGAGAGAAAAAGAATTTGCGAAAAATCAGGATGTAATTATTTAGTAGATTTGGTTACTTGCGTACATATTATTCAACTAAAAATATTGACAGCTATGCGTGCAGGACAAAAACAAAAAAAGATTGACATAAAAATACCGAATTTAGATGATTTTATTCATAAAACGTATATTAATGTAGCTAGAAAAATATACAAAAATGTGTATCTCTTCGAAACAAATATACAACCACTTCAAATTCAAAAAAACTATAGAGAACTAGAAATTATCGTGCAAGAAGGTATTTTAAATACATTAAGAGACAGTATTCCAGTAGAAGCAATATTAAAGGCTTATATGGATGAAACGATAGAAGAAAATGTAACCGAAGAAATTAAAGAACAAATTATTGAAGAACAAGTACAAGTTAAACCTTCTTCTGCCGATTCTATAAATAATAGTGGTGAACAACAGCTCCAAAAAAGTAATTTAAAATTTAATGATATTGATTATGTAACAACTGGCAATGGCAATATAACTAGTGTATCAGCTCCAAAAAATATTGAACGTTTAGAAGAAATTAGCGAAATTAGAAATCAACAACGCAAAGCAGAATCAGAAGGTGATGAAGATTCCAAAATAAAAATTTCAGACCAAAATGTAGAATTAGATATTTTAGATATCCATAATATTGAAGAACCTAAAATAGATTTATTGCCAGATTTGTTAATTGATGATATTGAAATTTTAGAATAATTTTTGCGTAAAATATATTGTGAGTTTTTAACCGATTATTTTAAATGCTAAATATGTTTTTTGTTGCGACGGTCATTTCAATAACTTATTTGGTTGTTAAATTTATGGAAATGAGATTTATTGAAAAAGAAAATAAACCATTAAAACTATTAGTTCGTGATGCTATTTTAGTATATTTTAGCGTTTTAATCGGCCTTTTTGTTTTAGACCAACTAAATCCTATGTTACAAAATGGTGGTGATATGTCAAAAGTTACACCTGTATTTACAGATAATCCAGGGTTCTAAATTTTTATATAAAATTTTATGATTTTTATATAAATGTATAAAAAATTCAATTCTAATTATTATACTTTTACGAAATTCATTGGTCTTCCATCTTGATATACGTGGAAGTCACCTATTTTTGGCAATGAATTAAAATAAAGTTCATTTTTTGTTACATATGATGGTGTAAGAATATATTCTTCTAATGCTTTACAAACATCAACTACATTATTTACTTTTTTAGGTAATCCGGATTTTATTACCTCTTTAGTTCCAAAAACTTTTTTAAATACTATTTTATCTAGTAATTTTTCCAAAACAGCATATACATTTCCAATGGAAAGTAATTCTGATTTTACAATATTGATTAATCTTAAATCAGCGCTTGTATTTCTCTTTTGTGAAGTTATGTAATCAAAACTACCAGGTGGTATTTCTGGACCTAATATAGAGAACCCAAAATTTTCACCGCAGTCTGGATTACATTCTTTTATTTTACAAATGTTTTTATACGTATCTAGTGATGTCTGCGTTCCATTGTTATAATATGAACGGCCGTAATCTATTATTTTAGCGATATATCTAGAGTTGAATTTAACTGTTTTGCCAGACGTTAAATGGTAATTGTATGTCATATATGCTCCCTTAATTGGTTCATATAATAAAACGTTATCTGCGTGTAAGTCATAATGTGTAAACTGGTCTGCTAATGTTGCGAGCGGCATATAGATCTGATATAAAATATAAGGCATATCATAATTGATAAGGACCAACTGTTCTCCTACACTTGTTATTCGCGAAATTTCACGGATAAAATCCTGTAACGTTTTCGCATCTTTTACGTGTTGTATTAATATGGCAATATTTCTAGATTTTGGACAACCTATAGAATAGTTAATACTCTTCTGTTCTTGTAAACAATCTTTTAAATCTCTTATTGGCATTGTCTTAGAATTTTTAGCAAGAGTCCACGAAGTTGTATCTTTATATAAATATAATCCATATGTTTCTAGAAAACAAGGAAATATTTTGTTTTGTTTGTTTACGAAGTTGATACCCACTTCATATTCATACATTAAATTATCTGAATTTTGTTGTGTACAGGATTTTAATACAGCGTATGAATCATAACTATTTCTACTGTATTTAATTTCTTTAACAAAACCATTATTAGAAACGGCACCTATACCTTTAACTGGTGAAATTGTGTATTTAAAGTTTACGAAATTGTCGAATAATTCACTGATTTTTTTTACTTCTGTACCGAAAGAAATACACGCTCCAGAATCAGCACAAATAGTTTTTAAATAATTTGCACGCAATTTGCTTTTATTTTTTAAAACGAAGTTGCCAACTTTTTTAAGTGCGTTCTCTCTATCTTGTTGTGTTTTTAATTGTTCTTGATATAATCGCTCTTCTTCCTGTTGTTTTAACATTTCATTTTCTAATTGCGTTTTTCTTGTTTTATTTTTTTGCGTTTTATTTAATACGAATTTGCCTATTTTTTTGGAAGCTTCCATCTTTGTTAATTTTCTATTTTTTTTTATCATATCGCAATTTTTGTCTAAAGTATAAAATTTTGATATTCTACAGTACTTTCGTGTTCCTTTTGTATATTGACATAATCGCGATTTTGCTTTACAATCGTCTTCTGGTATCTGACGACATCTTGAAAAACATCTTGTCCTCTTTTTCATTTATATAATATAAGTATAAATAAAAATATTATCTACCCGTCCATACCTTAATTATAAAACGAGGTATTCTATTTCTTTTTATGTCGTTTTCATATTGTTCGTAAGTATACCCCCATTTATGGTATTTCATAATGTTACCAAATACAGATATTCTATTACTTATTTTTGGATTTTCAGTAAAAAATATACAACCTAAAACTCTTTCTAGACAACTTCTATCAGCGCGGCAAAATACTGTATTTACCATATTTGTTAGATTATATTTATTTTCTAAAAAGCTTAAAAACTTATGGCTAATAAATGTTTGAACGCCAAAACATCCATACCATTTTAAATGAGGCATACCAAACGCGAACTCATTATGAGTTAATTTTTGTTGAATGTCTCCTATATTTTTTAGTGCGTTTGATATTCTTATAGTATTTGTTATATTTTCTTTATCTGGATAAAAAAACCATAAAGGTAAAACATTTATTCCTAATAATTTTTCAAAATTAACACGTTTATGAAAAAATACACTATCGTGGATAATTATAGCATTTTCAAAATACTTATTTTTTATATAATAGTAATAAGGTAATAATTCACCTCTTCCTTTAAAATCCGTTTGTATAATTGTAACATTTGTATAGTCAAAATCAGCTTTTAAAAATTGTTCGTTGCTATTATCATCAACTATAATTATTTTTTTATCTGGATAAAACATTTTTATACATTTTACACAATGGTTCCAGTACCTATTTGTTTTAGCCGAGTTTACGTGTCTAGTAATGATAAAACCATATAAATCCATAATATATATTTTATTCTAATATATTTGTATTGTAAAATAAATGCATAGAAAAAAGTAAAAATAAAGTAAAATAACATTGCGTTAAATTTGAATTGGTATGTTATCTATATTAATAACATCGGTTGGTATTTCCCCCTTGAAGTTAGAGTATTTTTTAAATTCTGGTCTTAAAAGTTGCGCTTGAGGTGTATGGTTATGAACTAAACGGGCAATCATTTTATATAGTTTGAATTCTGGGTATCTATCAGCACCATTATTTTTATATAGCATATTTATTCCTTTATCATCTAAACACCATTCAACAATAAGTTTTTTAACTGGGTCCGTACATTTATTCAATTCTTGGATATCTTCAAAGTCTTCAACTACGTAATCAAATATAGAGCACGCTAAACGGCATAAATCAAAACTAAAATTGGGTTCTAATCTGGGTTTCTTTTCGTTAAAATAAGGTTCTGTATTATATTGTGTTGCTGCGTCTCCTCCCATTTTAAAACTATCACTACAGAAAACGTTACCATTAAATTTATATATACTTCTACCAAAATCTATAATTTTAAATATTTTACCAAAAGTAGGAACTTTATAATATTTTTGTTTATAACAATAATACAAATATTTTTTATCTGTTTGGTTATACATTACATTATTAGTATGAAGGTCATTATGTGTAAAGTTAAAAGCTTTTTGATACGTTATTAATATCATAATAATTTGCATAAAAGCTGAAAACCATACTTCTGTCGTTAACTCATTAGTCAATATTAAATTATCAAACGTATTCTCACAATTTTCCATACAAATTACTTGGACGGGAAATTTTGGAATTGTCGCATATATTTCTGGTTCTTCTTCGTATTCGCTATTATCTTCATATGAATTAATATTACTTTTTTCGTCATCTTCATCCTTGCTATCAGGGCAGTTATCGCAGCTACTATCTTCATCTTTTTCGTCTTCATCTCCTTCTTCAGTAGTATATGATGACCTTGAAGAACACGTAGAATTTGATTTTATTGTTACATTTTTATTTTCATTATTCTCATTTCTCTCTTCATTAAAATCATTTAAATCTAATAAATTTAATTGCGTATCTTCATTTTTATTTTCATTTTCTCCATTTTTTTCTTCTTCGAAAATATCCTCAAATATATCTTCGTTTAATGACTTTATTGACATATTGGATTTTGAACTTATCCCGTGTTGTATAGTAATTGGTTTTAGTTTAGTATCCTCTTCATTAAATAAATATGAGTAATCATCTACTGTAAATAGTGTATTTTTGTTTTTAATAAAATAATCGCTGTTATTTAGATAATCGATGTCATCAAATATATTAATTTTAAAATTATTTTTTATTGATAAAAAAGACCCATAATAGTCTACACCATTTATAAAATTATTATTATGTATTAGATTACTGGATAAAAATAGAAAAAAAGCATCAACATAAGCAGAATTATTTACGTCATAAAATTTATCGGACACATCTTCTTCGTTAGAATTAATAGTTGGTAACGCACATATATTTTCGTTTTCATTATATTTTCCAATAAAAAATTTATAAGGGTCTAACAAAGGTGCCAATTTAAAAAATACTTCTTTATCCTTTACTTTACTATTATTTATATTCTTAATACGACAGTCATAAACATTTTCACTAGCAACAGAGTTGTTTCCAATACTTGATAAATACCATTTGTTATTTAAATTTATATTGTTATAGTTGGTTTCATTCAAAGAGAAAAACCTTTTATAAATCGGTATATAATTTTGAGTACTAGAGAGAAAAAGTGTGTCTGGACTTTCTAAACTTTTAAAAAGTTCTGAGTTTTTCCTTTTTTGATAATTGATATTTATCTTCATTAGCTATTAAATATATAAATTATACGTGTTTTTAACTTATTATATGAACTATATAATTATTATTCATTTTACATTTTGCGTAAAATCAGTATATTTTTTAATTTCTAAAACTATAATAATGACTTTAGAACTTAAAAAGTTTGATATGAAAAGCATTAGTTTTAAACCTAATGAAAATAAAGGTCCTGTAGTCGTTCTAATCGGTAAGCGTGATACTGGAAAATCTTTTCTTGTAAGGGACTTATTATATTATCAACAGGATATACCCATTGGGACCGTAATTTCAGGAACAGAAGAAGGAAACGGATTTTATACTAAAATGGTGCCGAAATTATTCGTACATAATGAATATAATACTGCTATTATTGAAAACGTCTTAAAGAGACAACGTACTGTTTTAAAACAAATCAAAAAAGAGATGGAAACATATAAACGCAGTAATATTGATCCTCGCGCTTTTGTTATACTTGATGATTGTCTTTATGATAATACGTGGGCTCGTGATAAGATGATGCGGCTCCTTTTTATGAACGGGAGACATTGGAAGGTAATGTTAGTTATAACAATGCAATATCCATTAGGCATACCTCCTACCCTTAGAACAAATATTGATTACGTCTTTATTTTGAGAGAAAATTATATCGCAAATAGAAGACGTATATATGAAAATTATGCTGGTATGTTTCCAACTTTTGAAAGCTTTTGTCAAGTAATGGATCAATGTACTGAAAATTATGAGTGTCTAGTTATAAATAATAATTCAAAGTCTAACAAATTATACGATCAGGTATTTTGGTATAAAGCTGATAACCATAATGACTTCAGATTAGGCTCTAAAGAATTTTGGGAATTGTCTAAAAGTATTGGCGACGATGATGAAGAAGAAAAATATGACCCAAATGCCGTTAAGAAACGCGGTGCTGGACCTAAAATAAATGTAAAAAAAACAAATAAATGGTAAATAAGTGTTTTACAAATAAGTACAAAACACGCTTTTTATAATTTCGTTTTTAAAAATATAAAAAAATAAATACCTAAAAGAATAACCTATAATAAATAGTATAATAACATCATGTGTGTAGTAATAGTGGCTA